GTCCTCAGCCTTAACCTGCGGTGTGCCATCTTGCGGCACGTAGCTGTAATCAGGTGAGGTGTACTCCCTGATGATTTCTTTGAGCAGCTTGAACTCTTCTTTCATCGCTGCATGGATGCGAGCCTGCACAGCACCCATCGTCTTTAACTGCCGCTCAAGCAGTGCCAGCGTCGTACCTACCGGAGCCTGACTCGACATATCGCTGATCTTCATATCAGCCATACCACTGAGCCTTCGTGCTTCTTCGGTGATCTGATTGAGTAGGGCTAATAAAACTTGGCTGGGTTCTTTGTAAGGAAGCGGCAGAATGTTGTCTCTGATCGCACCCCCCGGCACATCGACATCTCGCCATTCACCCGGAGCGATAGGGGTGTCATCGCCTTTGATCCGCAACCCACGAGCCTTTAACCCACCGGGAAGATTAGATAGCGACCCTGCATCCACCAACTGACGAATCAGCATGGTGCCTGCCGTGGCGTAGCCACCGATAATGTGAATCAACCCGAAGCCATAAGCACCAAACCCAGGGATGTACATATAGTGTACAAAGTGCTGGCGTGCACGTTTCTGGGGGTCGTCTTCTTTATAGTTACGCCGTATAGCCAGAACTTTGTTGGTATTTTTGTCGATAGTTATGACGTAGGGCAGTGGCAGTTCTTCTTCATACCCCGGCAAGTCATACTCGATATGCACCTCGCATATCTGATACCGCTCATCTTTAGTCGGCTCTTGGCCTTCCTTTTGCGCCTTAGCTTTCTCAATATCGGTCTGGCTGGCGTAAGGCTCACCAAGATCAACATCCCGATAAAACCCGCTTACCTGTAACTTCTTAACGTCATTCTTAGTCTTACGCATGATGTGCGTAAGGCGGTCTGTACGTCTAATGTTTGTTACACCATAAGGAAGAATGACATCCTCGGCAGGTACATAGAACGAAACTTGGCGCTCTAACGATGGGTCGTAGTAGACCTTCTTAAATGACGAACCTGCCAGCGCAACACCCCATAACGCACGTTCGTGCTCTGACCGATACTCAGGCATCTTGTCAGTTAGCTGATAATTCATATCAGCTTTCACCCGTTTACCCGCTTCTTCAATCTCAGGGGTAAACTGACCAATGATCTGCGTCTTTACAGGCCCACCTGCCGGGAATGTTTCCATGATGGATTCGCTTTGGAAGCGAATTGCAGATTCTGTAAGTAGTGTGGAGAACACCCCACAAGCACCATCCCAAGGTTCAGTTACCTCGTCATAACGTAAGCCCAGCACATCCAAACCTTTAACGTAGGTATCCGCCCAATCCTTACGCGAAGTAATGTCCGCTTCAACCATCTCCATCACATCGTTGGCAACTTTCTGTAAGTCACCTTCTTTCATGAACTCGGCTAGATTAGAGTCAAACTCTTCTTCCTCGTTTTCATCCCCCGGCTCAATCTCAAGCTCAAGCCCACCCACGCCAATCGTTACGGATTCAGGGTCTTCGATCTCAATCTCAATAGGAGCTTCTTCAAGCGCCAAGGCTTCAAGTCCTTCGGGCATCTCATACAGTGCTTTATCAATAGCCATGATTCATTCCTAACTTAAGTAGTACCCACGCTTAGCGCCACGGAACCCACGGAAGTATTGCAACTCATCGGGTTCATCTGTTGGAAGGCGCAAAAACCCGCCATTCCTAAACCTTGCTAATGCTAGCGTAGTTGCATCCACATAGTCATCATGCTCACCTGCTGGGAAAGCTGCAATCTCATCGGTAAGTTCTTCTGCCCATCGAGTGTTTGGCACCCATACTCGCCCTGACTGAATAATGTCAGACACCGAATTGAGTCGAGTTATCTTGTCGTTGCCCTTGCTGGGGGTGAACTCTGACACCGGCACACCCATCCGACGCAACTCTTGGTAAAGCGATATACCTGATACCTTCTTTTCCACGATTAATGCGTCAGGTTCATACTCTTTATGCAGTTCTAACACCTTCTTCTTTAGTTCATAGAACTCAAGTCGTGCTTTATAGGCATCTAAGAGGATGATGTTTGTCTCACCTTCCTCAGTTGTCCAGATACCCCACGTTGTACACGCAGAAAAGTCCGAACGATTAGTCGTTTCGTACGCCGTATCCCACGACTGAATAATAAAATCGCATCTTGGAGGGTCATCTTTTTCCCATACCTTCCACCATTCGCGCTTAACGATGGCACCTTCTTCAGAAGTCGGCTGTTGCTGGTACTGAGCCTGCCATTTTGAGTTAGGAAGCTCCTCTTTTAGTGCAGAAAGCTCATCTAACGACCAAAATTCAGGCCAAAGTGGGTTCCCAGAGGGCAAAATAGCAGGAAATTCGATCACTTCCCACTCATCACCCCCTCTTTGCAGCGAATTTTTGATAACTTGACCCGTTAAATCCCTCAAACCCCACCGAGTCATCACGATGACGATAGCTCCCCCCGGTTGCAGACGCTGTCTTGGGCCTGATGTGTACCACTCATAGACCTTATCGTAGATTTCTGGGTTGACTGCTGCCAGCGCAGCCTCTTGTTCCGAGTGTGGGTCGTCAATAATTAACAAGTCTGCACCCTTACCTGTCACCGCACCGCCTACGCCAATAGCAAAATACTCACCACCTTTATTTGTATTCCATCGACCAGCAGCTTTTGAATCAGCTTGCAGTCCTACACCGGGGAAAATATCTTTATAAACATCCTGATCGACAAGGTTTCGCACCTTTCTACCAAACCCAACCGATAACTCTGCTGTGTGCGCGGTCTGAATTACTTTTTTATGAGGAAACTTTCCCAAGAACCAAGCAGGTAATAAATAAGACGCGAACTCGGATTTGGTGTGGCGGGGTGGCATATTAATAATAAGGCGTTTATTTTCCCCCCTAGCGACTCTTTCAAACGCCGCAGCCATTCGCACATGATGTCTACCATCCACAAATGTAGGCCAAACCCGTTTTACAAACTTAATAAACCGATCCTTACATGCTTCCTGACCTTTTAGTTTCTCAAGCTTTCGTAACCGCAAATTTAAATCGCGCAAATCGCTTTCAGAAAACCCTGAAATATTATTTAACAATGCAGTTAAACTTGCATTATCTTGGGTGGGTTGTGAATTAATCATCGACAGGTTCAGTTATTAATTCAGCATCTAATTCTTTTAATGGGTTTGGTGTAGCTATCCCCAACTCTTCATCTAAACTTTTTATTGGCACTATATCTACGTCAGTAGCACCACCTACTAATAAGCGTTTAATACGTTCTTTAATCTCTGCTTCTAAGTCAGCAGAATTTTTATGGGTGACGGTTATCTCACTGCGCTCAGTAAATACACCAATGTCGCTGTGTTTACCTAATAACTCCAGAGCTTTTATTTCTATTTTGGTATCGCCACAGGTTGCAAGTTCTACAAGCTTAGCAGTAATAAACTGCCGCGCCTGCACAATATCTGCAAACACTGGAGAGTCGTACTTAGCAATAATCGTTCGTAGGGTTGCAGCAACCCCGCCGTTCATAAGTTCTTTTTTAGCTTTACGCGCAGGTACCCCTTTACCTGCCTGTCTAAATAACTCTTCGGCTTTGGCAGCGTCGTCGGGGTCCATCTCTAGAGGCATTCCCAACTGATTTAGTAGCAGAGCCGTATCGCCTGCAACAACCATCTTTTCTTTTATGTGCTCAGGTTCCTCTGCGGAGAGGTCAAACGGCACGGGTTTATCTTTAGTTGGTTCTACGTTCATCGCGGGAATAGGGGCACCGAGATTGAGATAGCTACTGACTCTATATGTAAATAATAATTTTGTAAAGCAAAAGGAGGTTGGGACTCCTGACGGGGGGTATTTCTATATTGAGGGGTGGGGTCAGATTGTGGAGATTTTTGTAGGGGGTGGGGGTGTTTTTAAAACACATTATTGGATACGCGGAACAGTATGTACGGGCGCGGCGGTGCGTCAAGTCTAGGTTTGGGGTGGTAGGGGCGTGGTGGGGTTGCTGATAGCAGAATTACAGTATACGGATTCTGCTCAAATTGTGGTGCGATTTGTGATAAGCTTGCCCCAAGCAGAGCGAAAGCGAAGCGAGTATCGGGCTAGCCCTACGGGGCTAGCAGGAAAGCGAAAGCTTACCGCGACAGATAGCCTACTGGGTTATCTCAGCGGACTAGCAAAAGTAGCAGACTGACCGACAAGCGATCTTTAACAATCTAGAGCGATCAAGCCGCAAGGCAACTAGTGTGAGTATACCGCTAGCGATCCGCTGATGCCGTGCGAGAAACGGGCATTGATGCCGCTATCAGGCTAGAGCAGGAAATGATAGCGAGGTTACCCTTTGCGGGCTCCCGACTAAAGCTTTCGGATCGTATCCGATTGCCCATAAGTTAGTAGCGCAAAGGGTACACCAATCAGCGTATTAAATTTTAGTACGTTGATCCGTGTAACCCTAACCTTTGGAGTTTTCAAAATGGAACTAATGAAATATACCGCTGAAATGCCCATCGTTGATTTTGCCCCTGCTCAAGTATTGGTATCGGGCAAAACCCTTGCAGATAAGAAAATGAGTGTAGTCGAGCAGGCTTCGCACTTTACCCTTGCCGCTCTTGTTGCTGAAAAGGGCAAGCTTGGTGCGGCCGCTCGCAATGGTATGGCAATGGATGGATTGTGCAGGATCGCATCGGCTACGTTCAATGGCAACTATCGTCCGCTCGCCGAGTATATCTCGGCGCTAACTGGGGAATCGCTCACCATTTCTAATCGTGCTACGTATGAAAGCTTGATTGATCGCTTTCAGGATCGCATCAATGATCTTAAGGATAAGGGTTTAACTTACAACAAGAAGCAGGGTGTTGTCGTTGATGGTGCAAAGCGCAAGTCTTACCTTAAGGTAATAGCAGCACTCGAAGCGATTGCAATCGCTACCGCTGAAGAGTTCGCTCGTCGTAACGCTGAGTGAGGATTACAATGAACCACATAGTAAGAAAAGGATCAATGCCCAAGTATCAACCCACTGCCAACACTGTAAGACAATGGGAGCGCAGTGTGCATCCATCAAATGCTAGCCGAGGCTACGCATCAACAAGCGCAAGCGTGCCTGAGTTTGCGCGATCCTTCGGGTTTCGCCCCTTCGGATTACGCGACAGCAGGGTTCAGTAAGAAAATTTAGGGTAATGTAAGGCGTAAGAAAAAACTTCTTACGCCATTTTTCTTTTTAGAATCAAGCACTTATCCCCCTATTGTAAGAAGTAAGACTTTTTTCGGGAAATTATGGGAGCGTGGGATCGCAAGCCTCTCAGCAAGTGTTATTTTCAACTGACTTATCAGCAAGAAAAACTGGGCAACTCCTATATATATATAATATTTCTTTTACTTACATACATTAGAACATTTAAACCCTTGATTTTGCACACAAAAATCGCGTAAGTCCACTTCGTTTTTTTATAACGACTTTCTTACAAACAGGGTTTTTTCTTACGCCCCTCTTACTTTATTTTCTTACGCCTCGACCATGCGTGACGAGGATTCTTTTACACTGTGATACAATGTAAGGAGCAAGCATGATGAGTAGTCTTATAGATTGGCTAGTAGCAGCAGTGTTCGGCATAGCCCTCGGCTGTGCCATGTTCTTTGGGTTTTTCCTGTGAAGTTTTCTTACGAGGCAACCAGTTCCGAGAGCAAGGAGAGGGAGTAACGCCTATGACTAGATACATGCACTGCCGCGACTGCGGCCTAGAGTTAGAAGATCCCCTGCACACACTTGCAGGGTTTTGTTGGGATTGCCGTGAGGATGCCGCTCGCGAAGCGCGAAAGGGATGGTGCATAGCACCCCTGCACAAATCAAACTATCTGCTAATCACAAACCGTCAAGACCTCGCAGGTCTGAATAATAAGGGGGGATTGGTGCGATGAAGATGAAAGAGTTGATGGAGATGCTGAAAGATTACAGCGGCGACGCAGATGTATGCGTCGTTATGTATGACAACGAAAATTGTGTGAAAAGTTATTACCGCATAGTCGAGTTGCAAGTGGTCGACTGGGGCACAGAGTTTGAATTGGTGGTGAAGAAGGGGTTGGAATGAAGCAGTTAGCAATAGACACAAGCGATGCCGACGAGGTGATGATCCACCTCTTAGCTGATGCAGCAGTTGCAGACGGTGAGTTTTCAAACTGGGATCATGCTTACGAGTCGCTGTGGGTATGGTTGGAGTACGAGCTAGCTATGCAAGAGGAGCGAGTATGAACGAGAACAGTGAAGAGACAGGCAAGTGGGTAATTCTTAACTTCTTCCCGCATAGCCCAACAGATGTCTACGGCTTCTTTGATACCGATAAGGAAGCGTTGGACTACGCAATCAAACACAAGATGGACATGTATGGGAACGCATTTGATGTGCAGATGGTGCTCAATGCACATTACGTGGAACCAAGGAGAGAACCGTGGGAATGAAAAAGTTTGAAGTTGAGTTTAAGAAAACAAGTTGGATGGTTATAACAGTCGAAGCCGAGAACGAGGAGGATGCAGAGAACAAAGGCTTTGAACAGTTGGAAGCCGAGGGCATCTTAAAAAATGCCTGTTGGGATATTGATGGAGTCTGGGAAGTGCAAGAGAAGGAGCAAGCATGATCGAAACGTGGGGACAACTGAGCACACGCAAGCTTGAGCGTAAGTACATATCACCAGAAGAACGACAAAGGCTTGAGCGTGTTGCTGTTGGAAGGATATGCCGATGCAAGCACTGCATCTGTTGCGACGAGCTAAAAGCAGACATAGAAAGGAGCAAGCATGAAAGTCTGGATAGTTTGCGAAGAGGATGAAGAACAAACCCAAGCACCGACCCCGACAGGGGAGGTGTTCACCGATGAAACCAAAGCGAAAGCTTACGTAGAGGCAGTAAATGCTGATCCGAAAGTGTTGTTGTTCTTAACGCTAGTGGAAGGGGAAATGAAATGAGAAGGAGCAAGCATGAAAGAAGAATTTGATTTAGTCGTAGAGGTAACGATCACCTACCTTAGAACCATCCATGCAGATGATCAAGAAGAAGCGCAAGAGATTGCAGAGAACGAAGCAATCGAGATGGCTGAAGAAATCCAAGAGGAGTACGAGCTAGACGATTACGACCACGCAGTAACTATTAAGAAGCACAGAGCAGCAGCATTACCAAGTGTAAGACTAACAAAACGGAGGTAGTATGCAAGAACAGCAAGTCAAACAGCAACGCGAGATCTCACTGCAAGAAGCAGCAGACCTTATCGCTAACATCCCTGACAATAGGTTCCTGCTACGTGGCGAGCCTGGGATCGGCAAGTCGTCTGTGCTTAACCTCTTAGAGTCTCATCCCCTGCTACCCGCAGATGAATACGATTTCGTTTACGTAGACTGTGCGAGCCTAGACCTTGGCGACACAGCAGCGCCGATACCGAACCGAGAGGAGCGCATCCTCGAATACTTCCCCAACGGCACGTTCAAACTGCATACCGATAAGAAGGTAGTCATATGCCTTGATGAGTTCAGCAAGGGTGCAGAACCTGTGCGTAACATGCTGCATCCACTACTCGAAGAGAACAAGCCTCGCATGGCAGATAAGTTCCTCAAGAAGGGAAGCATCGTATTCCTCACGGGTAACCTGTCCACAGATGGAGTCGGCGACAACCTCAAAGCGCACTCACTACAGCGGGTAACTGAGTGTGAGATACGCAAGCCCTCTGCCGATACGTGGTTGCCTTGGGCTACTGCTAACAACATTGCACCAGAGATACGCTCGTGGGTATATGCCCATCCCGATTGTCTAGCTTCGTATCGAGACCCTGGGCAGGAGAGCAACCCCTACCCATACAACCCACGCAAGCCCAATCAGTCGTGCGTCTCACCTCGCACACTCTCAAGGTCAAGCAACATCGTGCACGTCCGCAAGAAGCTTACACAGAACGCAGTACACGTAGCACTCGCAGGTACAGCGGGCGCTGCATTCGCTGATTCATTCATGACTTACTTGCAGTTCTCAGATCAACTGCCAACACGCGAGGCGATACGGACTGACCCCAAGGGATGCCGAGTGCCTGCCGAGTCAGGGGCGCAGGGGATACTTGTGTATGCCTTCATAGACACACTGGCTAAGGACAACATCGACGCTTACATGACCTATGCCGAGCGGTTGAATCCTGATTGGATGGCATGCCTCGTGTTGAGCATCGCCAAAGATCCAATCAAACAAGCTATTGCATTCAGCAACGCAAGGTTCCGCGATTGGTGCGCTAACAACCAAGACTTATTCTAAACAGCAAAGGAGCTAGCATGACTATCTTAAACAACGCAGTGCTTGTCGAACTCAACATCTCAGCATGGACTGCATACAAACTAGACAAACAACAATCTGCCAAGGTTGTCGCAGATAACAACGCAACCGAGAGCGATGCGGCTCGCGTCAACAAGAACCTCATGGCAGGTACGACCCTGCTTAAGAACATCAACGACTACATTGCAAAGGTTCGCATCTGGCACATAGCGCAGACCCTGCCGTGGGCAGAGAAAGGCCCAAGGCTCTTGCCGATGGCGAACTTCTTCCGCTACAAAGAACAGCTTAATACGATGGAGGCAAACACAACAGCACTCGTCAAGACATTCCTCGATGCTTATCCTAACCTCGTATCAGTAGCAGCATTCAAGCTGGGCAACTTCTTCAATCGCTCAGAGTATCCAGACGTGAGCGAGGTTGCTCGCAAGTTTAGTTTCAGATATGCCTTCACCCCTGTGCCACAGAGCGGACACTTCATCCTCGATACGCACAACGAGGTTATCAAAGAGCTAGCAACTAACTACGAAGCCGAGGCTAACCGCAGGGTAGGTGATGCGATGAAGGATGCGTGGGGTAGGTTGCACGAGACACTTATTCATATCTCATCACGCATGACTGACTCGCCACAAGAACAAGAAGATAAGAAGAGGCGGTATCACGAGAGCATGCTCACTAATGCTCACGAGCTATGCGGACTGCTTACTGCATTCAACATAACAGGAGATGCAAAACTAGAGCAGGCAAGGCAAGACTTAGAACGTGCGCTCTTAGGTGTACGCATCGATGACATAAAGGAGAGTGCATCAGTACGCAAGGAGATCAAGGAGAAGGTAGACAACATCCTTGCCGTTAACGATTGGATATAGGAGGTTATATGTTTGCACAAGCACTACAACCACAGACAGTCGAGCAACGTCTGGCTACACAGAACAGACGTATGGCTAAGATCAACATCTCAATCATGCGTGACGATAGGTTTGCATTGTGGTCTGGCTTCTTATCGATGGGCACAATCAAGATACTTGATAAGAACTTCACAGCAAGAACCAACGGCATCGATGAAGAGTATTCGCTCAGCTTCATCGAGACTCTTACTGACAAGGAGCTAGCCTTCGTCAGGCTGCACGAGATGCTGCACAAAGCATTCAAGCATCTCAAGGTTTACAACAAGCTGTACAAGCAAGACGCTGAGTGTGCCAACAAAGCATGCGATTACCTCATCAACTATCTGCTGTGGGAAGCAGACCCCCAAGGCAAGACTATCGCACTGCCCAAGATCGCACTCTTCGATGCTAAGTACAAGGGTCTTAACAGCAAGCAGATCTATGACCTGCTACGCAAGCAGAAGCAACAACAGCAACAGCAAGGCCAAGGTCAGGGTCAGGGTCAACCTCAACAAGGTCAAGGCCAAGCGCAAGGTCAGGGTGAGCAATCCCTTGATGAGCATATGTGGGAAGAAGCTGAGGGGATGTCTGATGATGATAAGAAGAAGATCGAAGAACAGATAGACACTGCCATCAGGCAAGGCATCATTGCACATAACAAGAAGAACAGAGGCAAGGGGGCGGGGGGTATGTATCGCACCCTGCAAGAGGTACTCATGCCACAAGTAGATTGGCGCGAGCAGTTGCGAGAGTTCATCAAGCAAGCATGCCCAAGCAAGACCAAAACATCTTGGCGCAAGATCAACCGGCGTATGTTGGAGTTCGATCTGTATCTGCCTGTGCTGATCGGCGAACAAATGAAGGACTTGGTGGTTGCTGTCGATACATCAGGTTCGATTGGTGACAAGGAGCTACGTGCATTCCTCTCAGAGATTAAGTCTATCTGTGAGGAGGTACGACCAAGCAACCTGCACCTGCTGTACTGGGACACTCGCATCGCTAATCACGAGCAGTACACAGAATCTAATCTTGACATGCTAACAACATCGACCCGACCCAAGGGAGGGGGCGGCACAATGCCTAGCTGTATCGCCAAGTATATGAAGGAGAACCATATCAATGCTGAGCTATGCGTTGTCTTTACCGACGGTTGCGTTGGTGCTGATTGGGGCGGTCCGGCGGGAGATTGGGTATCACCTGTCTTGTGGGCAATTGTGGATAACGAAACTGCGGTTCCAGCTTTTGGGTCGGTTGTACACATTAAAACTGATAAGTAAGGAGAGAGCTATGTCTGATACGAGAGCATTGATCGAGTTCAGGGGAAGCTACGTGCTTCCTATTGAGAGAGCAGTAGAAGTGCTGAGACTGCTTAGTGATTGTGAAGCTTACGAACATAAGTGGCACAGCGGCAAAGATGGTGGTGCTAGTTTCTATACGCATCATATCTATACACCGAAGCGTGGTGAGTTGTCACTAAGTCTTATGCCTAACAGCACCTATGCAATGTACAAAGCAGCGGGTAACCCTAACGAGGAGTAAGTATGCCTACATACAATAACGTAACCCTTATGCCCATCCCCTCACGAGAGGAGGGTAGGATCGAGACCAAGGTTGATAGCAGCTTCGCATTACCTGACGTGCACCCTGTGCACAAGAACATAGTATTTAGAACACCAAAGATAGAAGCTGAGTTGATCAATACCAACAAGAAGAGAGATGCCTCTAAGCAAGTAACCTTGGGCATCAGGCATGGCATGTTGCAGTTGCTTGAGGAGCTTGCCGCTAAGCGTCCGCTGTGGAGGTTTGAGGCGAGTCATTATATATACAGTGGCTTTATTGTTGAGTTTGTTGTAAGCGAAGGCACAGAAGAACTCGGCAAGCTTGCTCATACCATTGACTACATAGGTGGTAGGTCGCAAAGAGCAGACGTGTACAAGATCTACAACCATCGCATCAACGACAAACTAACCGTGCGGGACCACAAGACTACGTCTAGTATGGATAAAGCTGTACGCACTGTGTTTAAGGAGTTTGGTACAAGGAACCTGTCAGAGATAATCAAGCATGCGAGGGAGGCAATCACTAAGACTGTCAAAGACTTGCGTGTCGAGGCCCATCGCAATATGAACGAAGCACAGTGGAATATACGCAGCACACTTATGGATACGTTGCTAGCCAGACCCGATATGTTTATGCAGTTCGATTGGTACGACAAGCTTGGCGCACCCTGTGTGGAGTATGGGAGGGCAGCGGCTATGATGGACGATACAACAATTGGAGTGGAAAAACTTGAGGGAGGTAAACTTGTAATTCAACGTGGCGATACATATATAGTTGTTGACAATGTCAATAACGTGAGCTACACTCATCAAACACTACCATACGATATACGATCTAAGCTTGGCATGTTGAAGCTGATCGAACCTAATAACTTCGTAGGTGGTGTAGGTTTTAAAGCAAATCAAGAATGCTTCTACATCTTCCAAGATGCAGAGCAACAACATACTGAGGAATAGTTATGGTTACTACAAAGAAGCGCAGGGGTCGTCCCCCTGGGTCACGCAACAAGGTCGATGTTGCACCAGCACAAAGACCGCTTACTGCTAACGATATACAAGTTGGTGGTTCACACTACAAGACGATGGGCGTACAACCTTGGGAAGCGATGGAGACACTGCTTACCTATGACGAGTTCATGGGGTTCCTCAAGGGCAACATGATTAAGTACGCTATGCGCCAAGGTCTTAAAGATCCTGCCGATGCGGGTAAGTTCCGACACTACAGGCAGAAGTATCTTGAGATGCTAACCCCTCGCGTGATGGAGTAGCTGTGCGCGAGGGAGACCGTGTGCGGTTTCCAAACAAAGAAGAAGGCAAGGTGCATGCAGTCAAAGGCGATGACTTAGTCGTCCTCATTCCGCAAACACCTTGGCCGTTCCCACGTTGGGTTTACTGCACAAAGCGTGACGTTAAGTTAGTACGTGCAAAGCAAGACAAGCAAGATCTATCTGACATCGAGGAGGCTCCTTACTAATGACAGAAGATGAACTACAAACAATGGAACGCTACATAAAGCTGTGGAAGTCTGGCTCAGATGTAATGGCTGTGTGGAAGAAGCAACCAGTTCCCGAAGATAAGAGGAGGGACATGCCGCACCCTGCTCCTACGTGGACACCCCCAAGCGAAGACCCGTATTACTTACGCAAGTGGGCGTTCTACAAATCCCTAGCGGCTAAGGCAAGTGAAAACGATCTCATTAACTAAGAGGAAATTATGGCTACAAAGAAAGTAACAGAAGATACGATTCAAATCGTTGAGATGGAAACCCAAACGGTTACGTTCCATGTACTAGGAACTACACCGATGATCTGCAACCGTATGCCTGAGAAGGCATGGCAGCAACTGCTTCTTCCTTCCGGTCGCAAGACTGCTGCTGAG